GGATTGTTAACTAATTGTTGAGTATAAGGATTGGCCTCATCGTAATTAAATAAGGATACGTCAGCAGATTCTCCTGATTTATAGATATTTTGAACACTAAATATATTTTTATTTGTTTTAGTAAGATCTAAAACATTTTGATCGTTGTCAATTAAGTATTTTATTTGAGCATTTGATCTATTAGGAAAAAGAGGGGGCGCAGCATATATATCAATTAAGTAAGCATATTGATATTTTATTTTATCTATTGCTGCTGTTTTACCATATGAATGATCTCCTGGGGTATATGTATTATATGTTGCACTAATTGTTTGAGAGCCACTATATCTAGGCAATATAGATCTTTGTAAAAAATAATTATAATCCTGAACATATGCATAAGGACTATTAGGATTATTTACATCATTATAGTTATTATTTATAGAATTGTTTATTGATTGAGTTACAATTCCATAGTTAACAGGCTTTACTTGATCAGAATTATAATCTACATCCCAAAGATATAAAGATCTTACTGATTGGGTGACATTTTGATATAATGCTCCTAATGAATATGTAACATAAGTAGAACTAGATGGGAGACTAGATATTTCAAATTGAGTAAATGCATCTGCATTTGTAACCGTTATATTCGATCCACTTAATTCTCCATTGTATTTTTCTATTCCATCTGTACTATTAATTTCAATTGCGCCTAAAGGAGATGTTGTAGTCCCTGTCCAATTAGTAGGTCCAGATATTGAACCTCCTTCAGAACCAGAAATAAATGCAGTATCTATAGATTGAGAATAGTCATTAAAAGTTAAAACAGGTTCATGTCTAGCGTACTTATTCCTTTCTAGCATGTGAGACTTTACAATAATACCTGTGGAAAGATTTGCTCTAGCAGGCACATAATCTTTGATCATTTTGAACAAAGAGTTATTGTAAAATTTAATTAATCTTATATATTCCCAAATACTATGAGGTTGCGTATATGTAGAGAAGTAGGCATTTGATGCACTTACTAATGGTTGATAAGACTGTGAGTATTGATACCCTGGAGCTCCTATTAATTGATCAATACTAAAGTATCCTTGTGAAGCAGTTATGTTTGTATTAATTGTATCTGCTGGTGAGACACCAACTTCTATATTAGTTGTATTAAGCCTATTGTTATTTTGATAATATTGTATACTGGTATATGGAGACAATAAAGAAGATGATAAAGTCAAACTTCCTGTTACGTTTCCATTAGAACCAGTAACAATTGCTAATTTATATTCTGATGAGTCGAGATCAAAAATGCCATCTACTGAATTTATAGGCGTTCCTCCAAATTCTCTTACTGTTAATATAGTATCTGGTATACCAAAAGTACTGATCAAAGCTTTAACTCCTCTTTCTGTACCTTTTGTTTTAAGTAAGTAAGGAAGGTTATGGTATAACCTCTTATAAATTTCTTGCTGTATATTTTTTGCAGAAATAGTTTCTAAACTTGAAGTAACATAATTAGTTATTATTTCAGATCCTGTAGGTGGCAAAAGACTGCCGTCAGGATTGATTCCAAACAACGTATAATAGAGGTTATCTGATACGTTTGAGTTTGTATATAACTGAACACCAAAGCCGCGTAATGCGTCTGAAACCACGTCTAATGAAATACCTGTATCAGGATTATTTGTCGCATTAAACCTATTAGAAAGATCTTTATAGTATAACCAAATATTATCAAAGTGCTGTCCTATCATATCCAAGAAAGTAACATAAGGTTGATTACTTGGATCATCTAGTAAGTATTGTGGTACAGAATTATGTAATAAGTCTTTATTAGTCGTATCGTAATAAGACGCACTAAATAATAATGATTGTGTTGTAACAGTCGGAATAGTATCTACGCTTCCTAAAAAGTTAGATGCTTGAGAAGAAGTTACTGAATATAGAACATAAGGTTGTGTAGAAGTTCTTTTTGGCCAAGCCCAACTTGAAGAATCAAAATATAAAAAATATTCATACGGATCAAACTTCTCTATAATATTATTTATATAAGTTTGAGCTGCTGTAACGGTATCATTTATTATAGTAGAATTAGAAGTACCTCCAACAATATTTTTCTGCTCAGTTATTTCTATGCTCTTAGACTCTATTAATTGTAATTTATATACAAAGTTATTAACTCTTTCTACAGCACTAGAAAAATGTATAAAATTACTAAAACTACTATAGTCTACATTAATTGCTACTGATCTATCTTGATAATAGCTCAAAAGCTTTTGATAAGAAGAACTTACATTGCTAGCTAATAAGTTATTGTAATTATAATATGGAGTTGTTTTTCCGTTTTTATCATTTACTCTTACACTAAAATTAGGTCCCCTAAGCCTATTTACCTGATCTATATTTTCTGCATCAATTTGTATATTTACATTAAAACTAACAGACTCGGCTACTTTATCTATTATCCAAAGTTGACTTTTAATATCAAACTCAGCAGGTAAAGCTTCATATAATTTGATAACTAAATAAGATCCTTCATCATCTTGTGTAAATGCAACATTATTTGCTACTACTAATTGATTATTACCAAAGTTAAGATAAAATACAGGATAGTAGTTTTTAGTACTTATATATCCTTGATATTGATTAAAACCATTTCTTATATCAAGATCACTAATTGTCTGAGAAGATAATTTTATTTCTGTTCTTGAAGTAGATATTTCTTTAATCCAATAAAATCTTCCAAACTGAGAATTAAATAATCTCTTATAAAAGTTGTACTGTACGTTTAAATTACCTCTATTAAATCCTCTATTTTTTACATCTGTTTCAGGATCTAAAGTTAGACTTGAGTATGTATTATTTTTAGGATTAGAAGTTAAATATGGATAGTAGTCAAATGCATCATAATCAACGGTTAGTAAATTATCGTTCTCATCATAAATGTATAATTCTAAATAATCATTAGCTTCTCCAAATTGACTATTTATAAAATTAGAAGTAACTAACGGTCTATCAATTACATTTAAATCTTGTGGTTGTACACCTTCACCTGCGTATGTTATATTTACTAACTCCATTATATTATATCGTTAATACTTGTAAACGATTGATTCAAATCTAACAATTGTTGACGAAGAGAATTTATTTCTTCTATGAGTGCTTGCTTCTCTGCATCTATAACTGAACCTCCTATATACTGTTGACTTCTTTCAACAAGATACGTATGTGAGTTTATTGTTCCATCTACTGGGATATTAAAAAATAATTGGTCATAATATTCAAAAAATTGATCAACTGTAACAACATTTTCAGTAGTAGGAACAGTAGGTGTTATTAGTTCTGAAAAGGTGGTGTTAACCGCCTTTGAGTACGTATTAATTCCATAAATCTCTTTAACCAAATCTACATTTGCCATTATCTAACTATTTTAAATATTAGATCGTTAATCAAAATCTATAACTATATCTGCTGTTTTAGCATCTTGTAAAGCCCAATATGAAGTTTGAGGTAGCGCCTTATTAGTAGTATACCAAGAAGATGTTGTAAAGGTTCTTGCTGGGTATTTATCTCTGGCATTTATTTTAAATCTATACTTACCTGTTCCATATTTATATGTCTCTAAATTATTACCTAAAGTTATTACAGAATCGGAATTAGATATAACACTAAGACTTCCTGTTGCATATGAACTATCATCCCATTTTATTTCTAATGTTGGTGGATATATAGTATGAGTATCTACAGAGAAGAAGCTAAGTCCTATATAGCTACCTGAGTTTTGTTCAATAGCATCTGGATGTTTGGTTAACAATCCATAATTTGGTCTAGAACCACTAAACCAGGTGTCAACTATACTAGTAACATCTACATTTACATCTTTATTATCTTTATATCCAAATGATTGTGTTACATACAAGTTAGTCCAAGATCCACCACCATCAGTCAAATAGTATGATCCATTTCCCCAGTTACTAGAGCTTTGATAATAAGATTGGCTATTATACCAACATACACCGTTTCTAGTCTCAGGAGAATCAGCTAATTTGCCTGTGCCCATTTCCCAAGATTGAGAAACTTGCCTGATCTCTAAAGAGTACAGGGTATTTAAATTTTCTGCTGTAGCTAAATATAATCTAAAGAAAGTCTTCCAAGATCCTGTTGCATACGTCTTTAGTGTAGCTATGTCAGAATCTGAAAAGATAACTAAAGATCTTCTTAAATCATCAGAAAGAATAGGACTAGTAGGAACTGGGTCTACAAAATTATTTAAAGGTACGTCATTATTTTTTACAGATACTTCTAATATCTCATCAAGTCCAGCATTCAATGCAGGATTTGCAGAATATATTGATGCATCAGCAGAAGGAAATATTTTATATACAGCCATTACTCATATTTTTATATTGTTACTACACGACCTTGAATATCAGTATTAGGATATTTCAATTCAAATATTGAAGGATCCAATGAAGGATAAATAACACCATTCAATGTCCCAGCTTGAATATCATAAGAATATTGAGAGTATCCGTCGATTATCCCAGACTTATTTACTATTCTAATATCTTTAACTGTTTGAACACCCTCTACAGTATCTAATAAAGAATATATATCTCCTAATAATATTGGTTGATTAATTTGCCAATTTCCAATATTAAAAAATGACTGTAAAGCTAATATACATCTAGCAATAACGTCTTGACTTGTATAGTTAGGACGTATAACTATATCAAAATTACATCCTATATTAATTATATAAGCAGGTTTAATGTTAACAGCATCTGTCATCATTCTATATTCTGACAAATATGTTTGTACGTTTTGTAAAAGAGCTGGTGAAGGATCAGCTAACTGGTTAGAGCTATTTAATCCTAATACATATAAGCTTACTAAGACTTGATCTCTTTGACTTACATCACTCATGTAATTATTAAAAGTG